TCCGTCGTCCATATTAAGTTATTGTTATTGTTGTATTTAAATCTTTTACTAAACTACCATATCCTGCAGCATTCATAGGGATAACATCTATACTACCGGATGCAGTAATACCTGAAAAAGTCACAGACATATTATTATAACTATTTAATGTATAATTGCTAGTTAAAAGTCCTGATATAGCTGGGGATAACACAGCACCATCACATAAAGTAGCAATAGAAGTAAATCCTGAAATCCCAAAATTAGTAAAAGCATTACCAGTACTTGCCGCACTAGTGAACAATAAGGTATTATCTGTAGAGCTTAATAATACAGATTCAACAGAGTCAAGATTGTAGCCTTCGAACGTAAAAATATTAGAAAGACCAGGTACCAATGTTACATCATACAGAGGTAACGTTTGTGTAAACTCCGGACGGGCTGATAGCTCTCTATGATCAAAGTTACCGCTGAACGAGGTAACTTCAGTTAATGTAGAATCTAATTTTATAAATTTACTCATAATTAAATGCGCTAACTGGTACGAAGTCTTGATCGATAGTAAAGATATTTTTGGTATCAGAATCAGGTTGACCTTTAAACAACCAGCCTTTCATTGTAAAGGTTGTATTAGCAATAACCCGAGCTGGTTCTGTACCAGATACTTTAACTGGATATTCTAAACTCAAAGTCCCATCCCATAATACCTCAGTTCTAATTTCAAGATTATTTTCTAAATTTTGTGACGATGGTACTTTCCAGCTTATAATTATATATGGATTATTATATGGAACAAAGTTACTTAGAATTTGATCCATATCAGTTTGAAACTTTGTCATAATAGACATGTTAATTCCTACATTAACAGGAATAGGAGTTTGTAACCAGTCGGAATCAAATGCTCCTGCATCACTTGTAGGAGCCTTACTATAATAAAATCCAGGTATCTTATTAAACACTCTTTCCGGGTCTCTTGCAACAGAAGTATAATGAACTGCAATTGTAGGCAGCTTTAATGATTGAGCTTTATTAACTATATCTTGAAGAGCTCTTTCTTTTGGACCATAATAAAATCCTGTTTTTATTTGATCGACGACAGTCTTGTCCTTATTATATCTATTGATAATAACTTCATTAAAAGCAGTTATAAACTGCCTTATCATATCTTTTAGCTCAAAACCATAATATTGGTTTTTCATTATTTTAAATATTTATTAAATAAAACGTTCTATAAAATAGTCTGGCAACAACTTTGAGTAATCTGGTAATAATTGTCTTATGCGGCCAGCGTCAATAACATACGTGGTACTATAGTCATTTTCAGATCGAGTACAACGACCACATTGCTGTATAAGTGTTGTAAACATTCTATTAGTATACCATTTATAATCATTTTTTGACATCTCTTTTATTCGAACATCTCCTAGATCAGGCCAAGGACATTTAATAATAATACAAAACCTTGCAGAGTCGTCTTTAAGATCAACTCCAAAATTTAACGACGGGCTCGCTAATACAGTAGGTGTAGTACTATTAAAATGTTCTGTAAGAATATCAATATTATCTTTATCACCTCTAATGCGATATAACACTCGTGAGCTTTTTAATCTATCTTTTAATTTTACTGTCAACGCGTTGGACTGAGTATGAATTAATCCCTTTTCATTTTTATGCTGTTGTAGTATTTCTTCAACGCACCTCACTACCTTAGGAAAATAACTATCAATATTCTTTTTCGAAAGCTGAAGAGTACCAAACACAATAGGTGACTGTCGTGGTTCAAAAGAAGACGGTAAGTCTATATACTTATAATCCTGTTCAGCGACACCTATACTTCTCATAAATCGCTTATAATCAACAAAAGTAGCCGACATAAGAAGAACTTTATCAGCATACCTAAATAAGTGCTGCGCCAAGACATCAATTTTTTTAGGAATTAATTGAATATATTTCTTATTAAACGCAAATGCTCTATTAATAATATACTCTGATTGTTGCCATGTATCAAGTACAAGTGATAAATCTCGCTTTAAATTAGATATAAATGTATATTCTTTTTTTACAGTGTCACTTATTGTATCAGAATATTTCTCTAACATTCGAAGTAGCTCTACATATCTAGATTCTAAGTCAGTTTGTAGTTGAATTAAGTTAGTTAAAAATTTCTTTCTATTAGATGAAAATAATAAATTAAACTTATACTTGTTCAATGCACCTAGCTCAATGCTACAGCTAAACCGACTTACAATTATATTCTCTAACTCCGAGGCCTCATCGCATATTATAAGCTGCCTATTTTTTAAATGATCTGGTTTATGAAAAAAGCTCGAATAGTTTTCTACACTAATCTTCGCTGTGATTGATTTATTTCTTGCCTCATAGTAATCACACCGATTACAATCCCAACACTCCTTTTTTAATTTTGAACTAAAAAGACACGGTGCAGAGTCAGCGAGGCTCCTTTCATCTAAATTACAAACATATGAACTCTTTCCTTTTAATGGTTGTATGTCTTTAAAATCTCGAGTATATTGATCCTGTAGTGCCTTTGTAGTCGTAAGAATGGACGTACCATAATTTTTATTTTCAAAATCATCTGCATATTCATAAACTAGCTTTCCATTATCCCACGAAGTCTCAAACGCTCGATAATCAGAAACTATTTTTGATAATTTTGCTGGCGGTTTATTTAAACTGTTTGCAATAGTCTTAGCTATAAAACTTTTTCCACAACCTGTAGGTCCTTGTATGCATACAAATTTACATTTCTTAAAGCTGTCTTCAATATTAGGAACTGCATACTGTTGACTGGATGACGGAATATATCCTTTTGGAAAATGCTTGAGGCCCATATATACTCTATTATAATGTTTCTATAGAGAGAAGCAAGTCACAATATTTATTACGTTTATTTTTTATTAAACGATTAATTCGGGCTCGCCAAATAATATCATCTTGATGTATATGGTTTAAAGTATAATCAAAATATATAAAATTATTTTTTCGTATAATATTAAACGGATAAAGGAGCTCTATTTTTTTATTATTAGCAAGTAATAGCCGGATATTAAAATCCCTTAACTCATATAACATTATCTGACCAGTACCTAACGTTCTTTTTTTAGATGTTATCTTTACAGTACTAAGCAATAAAGATTTTAAAGTAGTTTCTACGAGTTCAAAATTCATGTGTTCATGAAGCCCATTTTCTCTTGTGGAGACATCGGCGCAATTTTTTCATTTATATAGATCCAAAACGTTTGATCGGATTCTAATGTACTAATTAAATCCACAGTATCACAATTTATAGTTCTAAAATCTTGCATTAATATATCCCAGACAATAATTAAATTTTCTTGATTAGGATTATACTTTGGTGCGTAGCGAGGCGGAACATAATTTAAAATAGTACGACCTTGGAATGAATTTAAAAGTTGTATATTATTTGTACACAGCATCCTCCTCGTCGCTGGACGACCAGGTTTTGGATTACGTCTAGCAAATTTAACTTCACATACCTTATCTAATAAGATAGATCTAAGACTTGCTAGACTTGTTATCATGTTCTAACTCTTCACAAATACCAAAAAATCTTTGTTCATTTAAAAAGATACAATCTCTAAGAGGTTTATCATATCCTCTAATTGACATGTTATCAACCTTAATGCCCTTATCATCCGGAAAACAAACGATATCACCCGGTTTACATTCCTTAACGTTTGGTCCAATTAAAATAACTTTTGCTAACCGCCAAGTTCGTTGGACTTGTGCTAAAGGAATATGAATACCATTACGCACTACTGACTGACCGTCATCTGATAAATCTACAAATTGAGCTAGAACAATATCATCCATCACCTTGCTTAAATTATATCCTTGCAAACTAAATGTATCAGAATTTTGATATGTGTCGAGGTCAATTAAGCTACGCTTTGCGTCATGATCAAATGCATCACGCTCACTGTCAGATATGTCCATTTTATCGAGATCAGTATTATATTGTTTACGTTGTTCCTTATTCATACTTTTTTATATTTATCTTAAAGTTTTCTGAATACAAATCCACTTCACGATGGGATAGTTCATATAAACTACAAACCCTCTCATATATCTTTTTATCTCTTTTTATTTTCTTTGTATAATTAATATATTTTCTTTTATTTTTTGGAATTAAAGCATGTAAGAAGTTATAATGATCAACATTTATACTAAAAACTGATCCATATTTGTTTACACTGTTGTTTACAAGATGAACTAAAGACTTATCTGCAAAAGTTATATACCTATTAACTATATACGGTGAATATAATTGTGTAGATGTAATATCAATATCAATTTTACTCTTTTCAAATAAAATATTAGTCACAAAGTCGAAAAAATTATTTGCTTGCTTCATAATAAAGACAGTCTAAACCCTTAACTACAATTTGACAAGGGTTTTGCGAAAAAAATTTTGACACGAGTCACAAACTACAAAAATATGATTCCAAAAACGCCGAAAAGGGAGATCTCCCCAGTTTTGCGAAA